AAATCGCCGCACCTGACCACAGGCGCGGGCCAGCGCCTTCATGGACACAGGCGGGCCGTCGTAAGTTCGGTCGGTGTTGGACCCCAGATCGGCGTCGCTGACCGCGCGAGGGCCGAGGGTGTCGATGGGCTTAGGTGCTTCGCCTGCGCGGATCAGGGCGTCGGAGATGCGCTGCAGCAGGTCGGCGGTGGCGCTCACCCGTCCTTCCATCAGGACACGAACCTTGCGCGGGTTCTCCGGGTTCTTGAGGTTGTAGGTTCCGGGGACACGCAGCACAGACGCCGGGTCTGTTGTGCGCATCGGGTCGGCCAGCAGCCCGTGGTGCTTGGCCAGTGACTTGAGCCGGGCGGCGTGTTGCTGCCATTCCGTGGAGGGCAGCGCGCGGTCCATCGGCCAGTAAACGTGCAGGCCACCGCCTGAATTGACGACGGTGGGTTCGGGGAGTTGGGTGGTGAGTATGAAGCTCCGTAGAGCTTGCGCAGCATCTGCTTGGTCGATGTAGGGTTTACCCGTACCGCAGTCCAAGTCGAGAAAGAATGAGCGAAGGAAGGCGGCGTTCTCTGCTTTACGGCTGGAGCTGTCGTTGAATGTGGCCAGTGCGAAGTAGGCATCTACCCCGGAACTTACTAGGCCTGCACCTACCGCATCAACATCGTCAACCGTTGCATGGAAGTTCTGCTTTACCAGTCCATTGCGAATACCCACCGTGCAGTACGTACCCTGTGTGGGCAGTACCGATGATAAAAAGTCAGTCATATAGCTTCACGGTGTAGCTAAAAAGAAAAGGGTGGCAGGTCTCCCCGCCACCCCACCGAGCGAAATCACTTGAGCTTGCGCAGCTTCTTAATGACTTCTGGAATGAGCACGTAGTGCGGCCCCCGAGGTGCAGTCTCTCCTGTCAACCAGTTGTAGACCGTAGCCCGGGTTACACCGAACATCTCAGCAACCACCGTGATGGGAACCTCGTGTTCAAGGCACGCCTGACCTAGTGCACGTACAGCGGGGTCAACCCTAAACTGCACGTCACGTACGCGGAATACAAAGGAGGAGCTATAGCCCCGGGTGCCAGCGAGCATTACTCGTCCACCGACCAGTCGCTGAGGATGTCAGCAACATTCTTCGTAGCGGGCGCAGCAGGCGCAGGCTTGGCGGCACTACGTTTCACTGGCTCAACGGTCTCAGCTGTTGCCTTGCTGGCCTCGGAGAACTGCGGTGCAGATGCGAATGCTGCAGGCAGAGCGATGGCATTGGTTGCATCCTTGCTGGCCACCATCTTGAACTCAACCGCTTGCTTGGCATCCTCGGTCTCGCTTTGAGCCTTGGCCAATTCCCACTCAGGTTGCGTCAGCGGGCGCACTGCACGGAACTTCAGGACAGGGACCGCCTCAGCCGTATCAAAACGAGCCTCAGTGACAACGCCAGTGATTGGGATACCGTGGCCACCCAAGAACTTACCGTAGGCTTGCAGGGGCATCTTCTCGCCGTCAGCGCGACCGAAGTACGACTTAGCAGGAACCTGCAGGCGGTAGATGTTGCCACCGATGTCGTTCTCCAACGCCACGGCGATACGCTTGCTGTAGCGGCATGCACGAGACTTACCGTCGCCGGAGCCTTCGATGTTCTGCTTGCAGGTAGCGCAGCTAGAACTCTGTGGGTTCAGCACCTCTTGGTTGGGCACGAGGCCTTCGGCAGACCAGCAGGCGGGCTTGGCGTCCTTGCCTTCTTCGTACTTACCTTCGTAGTACGTGCGGGACACACCCTTGCTGGTAGCCAGCACGACGAAGTTCATAGCGCGGTCTTCGTTCTTGGAGACTTCCTCGCCGCCAACGACCATGCGCCACACGCCGCCCTTGATGGAGATTTGCTTACCACCGGAGCTGCCAGCGATCTCCTTGGTTGTAGCGTCTGAGGCATCACGCAAGTAGTCAGGAATTACGGAACCAGATTTGAAAAGAGTCATATTGCTCATGGGGAGTCCTATAGATTAGTTAGAAGCACGACGAACGGTGATGGAGTATTTCGACTCCAGATTGACACCCTCGGGCATGACGTCTGGGTTGCTCTCAAGGAACTCCTTGAAATTGCCTTGGGCAATTCGGCGTTCCAAAAGTTCAGGCACATCATGCTCTCGGATGAACTTGTACATACTGTCCCAATCGCTGGTCCAGTATCGGGTCTTGACAGACCGTGTGAATGAGCCAGCGGCGGTCTTGCCTCCGTCTTGGCCGGTAGTTTTGCAGATGGTCAGCAGCTCTTGTTCGATCGAGTCAAGCTGAGCATCCAGCGCTTTGATGGCCTCTTCCATCTCTTTGGTTTTAGCCGCCTTGGCATCACGTATCTTGACGTACACCGAGACTAGCTTTTCAGCGTCCATAGGTTTCTCCAGTTGACTTACGTTGAATAGAAAGGAGTGGGTGTTGCCCACGTATCAAATTATACACTGTCTAATCTAGTCGTCAAGGATTTGTTTGTACAAATCGACTAGACCTTGGTGCAGGTCAATGTTGCTCTGCAGCATGGTGTACATCCGGCGCTCTACAGGGCTACCCTGCAGGTGCGTTACCGTGACGTGGTTGACCTGTCCGGCCCGGTGGGCCCGGGAATTAGCTTGCAAATAAATCTCGGTGGATGATACAGGCCCCCACCACACAACTTGGTCTGCTTTTGTTAGGGTTATCCCGTGGGCTGTAGCTTGTGGACTCAGTAGAAGGATGTGCGGGTCGTCCTCTGTCTGGAACCGCTTGATGATTTCTGCACGCTGGCTGGCTGGCATGCCACCTTGGATAGCCTCAACGCTGTAGCCCTCCTTGGTGAGTACATCCCGCAGCATGTCCAGTGTGTGCCGGTATGGCACGAAGATCAGTATCTTGTTGTCCGTACTCTCAAGAACTTCTCTGAGAGCCGCGATTCGGTTAGTAACGTCGAACTCCACCACGCTGCCATCATCCGTATAGACCGCGCCTTGGGATACCTGCAAGAGCTTGTTGAGCATGGCAGCTGCGTTGACTGCGGTGATCTCTGCGCCTGCGGCAATGACCATCATCTGCTTGCGCAGCGTATCGTAGTACTTCTGCTGCTGCGGGGTAAGCGGCACATCCCGTGAGGAGTACAGCAGGTCGGGCAAGTCCAGACACTCGGCCTTGGTGAAGCGTATCGCTGGCTGCAGGATGTTGTACACCGTCTGCTGAGAGTCGGTACGCGGCACCCACTTGTACTGCGTGAGCTTGAGCATGACCTTATCGCGGAACGAACCAAAGAACTTAGGCACCGAGTCAGGGTTCACCAGCTTGGCCAAGCCGTACGCGTCCACGGGGGACTGCGATGCAGGTGTGCCTGTCATGAGCCACAAGCGGGTGGTGGGCTTGAGCATTGCAGCGAGGTACTTCCACCTATCTGTAGCTACGTTTTTAACCGCGTTGGCCTCGTCCACGATGATGAGGTCAAACCCACCTTCCATGAGTTCTTTACTAACGACCTTCACGCCGTCGAAGTTGATGATGACGAACTCGTAGTCCTTGGCGATGACCGCCTGCCGCTGTATGCGTGACCCCTGCGCGATGGCCACTGTGCGGTGCATGACCGTCTTGAACAAGTCCGAACGCCATGCGGTCTCCATGATGGACACGGGGCACACCACCAGCACTCGCTTGACCTTGCCCTGCTTCATGAGGTAGTCGGCAGCCCATGCTGCTGCGCCTGTCTTGCCAGTGCCTGCCTCGTTGAATACGTAGCAGCGGGGGTGGAGGGTTAGGAACTCTGCAGTGGTGCGCTGGTGGTCGAACGGAGTGAACATGCCCGGCCAACCGTACTGCCCTAGGATGGGACTCGGTACGTCCTTGATGCCTAGATTGCGTAGGAGTTGCACCTCGTCAAATGACCAGTTAACTAATACCCTATCGACATCCCCATTGGACGCAAGTACTTTACTTTTTGGGATGAGCGCGGTGATCTGCGCGGCTTTACGCGTATTGAACAGCAAGGCTTTGTTATCAACGGTTTGCATAATGGGTAAACAGGTTAGTTGCGGCGTGGACGTATGCGGCATGCGCGGCTTCGGGGGTATCAAATAGCCCCAAGTAGATTTTGGTTTTATGGTTTTGAATTTGCGCTTCCCAGCGACCGTCCGGCTTAAGTGTTGCCCCCTTAAAACCGCTCGTGTTATCCGCACGAACCTTTACGTTTTCGTTGTTTTGTTTTCTGGTAGCCAAGCGCAAATTGGCTATGCGGTTGTCATGCTTGAGGCCGTTTATGTGGTCGATAAGGACTGGCGGAAACTCCCCCGTAACCGCAAGCCATGCTAGTCGGTGTTCTGAGTATTTCTGCCCATCTACCATTAGGCGACGGTATCCAGATTTTTTGTGCAAAGACCCTGCGGGCGCTCCTACGAATACGCGGGGGGAGCTGGGCTGTATCCATGTGAAACGCCCTGAGGCCTTGTCGTAGGCCAGTACTTCCAGCAATCGTTGCTGGGTTAGTTGTGAATGTTGCATAAGAAGAATAGAAGAATGGAAAAATAGCCGGGTAGCTAAACTACCCGGCTCAAAGTCAAGGAGAAACAACATGCCAATTGCTTGGCACGGAAATCTTAACCTACTTTTTTGCCTCGCGCTTGGATGTTTGGGACTTCAGCGCACCGGTTTTTGTGCGGGAGAAGCTGCGGTTCTCGGATTTAGACGCCGCACGAAGGTTGCTCACCTTTGTGGCGTTGCCGCCCTTACTCAAGGGCTTTACGTGGTCCACGTCCACGCTATCAGGCAGCGTGCCGTGCGCCTTCTCGTAGGCTCGCCGCGCCTTGTGGCGCTCGGATTGGTTGTGCAGTTGTTCGGGGGTGCCTTGGTACTTTCGGTACTCCTCGGCGTAGTTTCTGGGTTTAGCCACGATGGTACTCACATGAAGATACAGGGCAGAACTTACACAGTGCGGAGCTGCGAGGGTTCCATACCCCAACGTCTACCGCCTTCAAGATTGCATCAGCCCTGCCAGCCCATTTCGACAGGATTGTTGGGAGGTCTTCGCGCTTGAACTCCGCCTTGATTACATCATTGATGACCACAAACAGCAAGACACCTTTGACGGTGTTCACCTTTGGGTAGTGCAGCATAATCATTGCAGCCATGAGCTCAAGCTGCGCTGGGTCAGCATACCGGCTGGACTTGCCGGTCTTGTAGTCGGCGACTCGGGCTACGCCGCTGTCGTGGTTGATTGCAAGGTAGTCCGGTATTCCCCGCATCCATACATCTGGGTCAAAAAACTCACACGGCGTAAAGTCAGCTCGGATGGCCATGCGCTCCTCGCAGCGTATGTCACCGGGGGCATTGGCAAGAGGCTCGACGAAAGGCTTGAACTGTTTGTAGGTTTCGGGTAGTGGGGTTTTGTCACGTACGTAATGCTCGAAAGCCGCGTGTACGGCGGTGCCGTATAGCGTAGCCTCGGTGTCCTTTGATTTGAATTTTTTGAGAATGCGAACTTCATGGTACCTACGGGGGCACCCCTCGAAGTCTTTGATGGACGAATAGGAATGTGCAAGAGCCATGAAGTTCTTTCGTTTGTTTGAAGGTCAGAGTTTAACAGTCGCCATAGCTAGCCCCCATTCCTGACTCGCATGCCAAGGGTAAACCCTGAGCCCAGCTAGGACGCCAGCGCATGCTGTCCTCCACAAATGCTCGGGCTACATCAGCCTCCTCCACCTTAGCGACGATGGCGATGGCGTCATGCACAGTCAGCACCACCTTGTACCGCTTGGAGATACGCAGCATCTGCTCGGCGATGATGCACCGGGCCACAGCTTGGCAGAAGTTCTCCACGACCTTCCCGCCGTACACCTTGACGCTCATGCCTTTGGAGTTATACACCCACTCATTCTTACCCTCAGCGTTGCGCAGGTGAATCAGGTCCGGGTACTGGATGTGCAGGCCGTTGGGCAGGCTCAGGCCCTTGCCGGGTACCGCGTTCACGATACCCACTGCGTCCACCTGCATGCCGTTACCCATGGACAGCGCACGTAGCGAGTCGTCTGCTTTGCGCCACAGCTCAGGGATGCGGGGGTATGCCGCCCTGTATGCGTCAATGATGCGCTTGGCCTCTTCCTCGGTAACGTCCACCCCTGCGATCGTCTTGAGGAACACCTTGAGCTTGGCATGCCCGACCCCGTAGCCTGCACCGAGAATCACGACCTTGCCTACCTGACGCTCAATGCCCGTGATTTGCTCAATGGGCTTGTTGTAGATACGCGTTGCCATGATCTTGTACACGTCCTGCTTGGCCTCGAACGCATCCAGCAGGTCCTGCTGGCCAGCCAGCCACGCAAGGGTTCGCGCTTCGATCTGCGAGGAGTCACAGTCAATCACCACGTAGCCCGGTGGGGCGATGATCGTCTTCTTGATCTTGCCCGCGTTAGGGTTCTTCGGGTTCGACGTGAGGTTCTGCAGGTTTACGGAATCCTGACCAGACCAGCGCCCAGAGTGAGCACCATAATAACGAAGAGGCACAGGGAATACCCCACGATGGGACATCTCAATGAAGCGTTGTGTACGCGTTTCTTCCAACGTAGACTTGTTACCCAAGCGCGCCGCCACAAGTACCTGTATACGCTCGTCATCATGCTCTCCTAGTTCCTTGAATGCCTCGTCGGTCTTGGCAAAGGCATACGCCAGCTTGCCCGTAGTCGGGCTCACCTTGGTGGGCGGCTCAACGTCGAACTTGCGCAGCAACGCAGCGAACTTGTCATTGGACATCAGCAGCTTCTTGATGCCGTCCATGCCTTCGCTGAAGACCGCGTGCACGTAGTCCGGGTCAGCCTCTGCCAACATCGTATCACGCACCGACTCCATGAGGGCCTGCTTGCGCTCCTGCACCTCAGTCAAGTGGATACGCAGCTTGGGCTCGTCCAGCATCAGCACGGGGTTGATGAACATGCGCAGCGTCAAGTCGATCAGTCTCAGTTCGATCTTAGGAAATCCCATGGCCATGTACTTGTCGAACAGCAGCTTGGTCAAGTCCGTGTCGTTGCAGCAGTACTGCCCGTAGCGTGATAGTTCCTCTGGGCTGAAGTCCTTGTACCGCTTACCCAGCGCCTGCAGTACCTCGTCGCCCTTA